TCTTCAAACTATGGGACACTACAGACTTCTGGCCTGAGCATCCTCAATCTTGTATGCGTTGGGGATTTGGTTTAGACTTTGGGTTTAGTGTTGATCCGACTGCATTGGTTGAGTGCTGTATTCACAATAGGGGTTTATACCTGCGTGAACATTTGTATGATACTCAAGTTTATACGACTAAAAATATAACTATGCCATCCCTGCCATCGATTCAAGGCAAGTTTGAAGAAATGAATATGCCTAAAGATGTTATGATTGTGGCTGATTGTGCTGCATCAGAAAATATTGCAAGTCTCAATAATTTAGGCTATAACATAGCAAGCGTGAAGAAGGGTCCAGGTTCTATCCTTGATGGAATTACGCAAATGAAAAGGTTCAAGATTTATGTACACAGGGATTCACCCAACTTACAACTAGAGTTTGAGCATTATAAATGGAAGATCCAGACTTGGAAAGATGGCGAAGATACTGAACGTAAAGAGCCTGTAGATAAATACAATCATTTAATTGATGCAGCAAGGTATTGGGTGATGATGAATAAAGTAGGTAATGAGAGTTTTCAGAATAGAGGTCGTAGTTCGGGTAGACCTGAAGTAATCAGCAGAGTAAGACAAAGGCAAAGACGATGATTGAAGGATTAAGTGAAGAGTTTAAGAGATCGATGACGCAAACTTTCGGCAAAAAGAAAGTATACTTTAAGTGTAGAACTTGTCCACATAACCAAGTGTGGACTCATGAAAACTATTGCCATGTAAAACTTCAATGTCTTAATTGCATTAATAAGGGTGTTGAGGATACATTGATCAAGAAGAAACAGGCAGGAATGCTAGGGATTCACAGCTATGGGGGTTTAAGATGATATATGCAGTGATAATATTGGCATTTATAGCAGGGTTTCTAGCTAGAGAGTTCTGTTTATTTTTAGAAGGTCCAAGATGAAACCTAGAATGAGCATAGCCAATAGTGAGGATTTACCTGAGATAATATCTCTACTCACTCAATATAATGGCTGTTTCTCAAAAGTTATGCAAGGGATGGATTCTTATGCACCTGAAGCAATTAAAAAGTTTCTTTCTGATCGCTGTAATGTTTATGTTGGCATTGTCAATGAGACAGTTGAAGCAGTATTTATATATGAATGGATGAAAAAAACACCAAACAATAAAAGAATGGTCAATATGCATCTATGCACCATGAGCAATAAATTCAATTGGTTTAGATTCTACGAGGATCAAGTGAGGCCAGACATAGCTAAATATGCAGATTTACAATTGTGGATATTAGGCAAAGAGAGCCAGACTTTAGAAATATTATGCAGAAAATACGGCTATGATTTCAAATGGAACAAGGATATTAATCAGTTCATTTGTTTGCAAAAACTCTAATACAAACATATTTTGTAAAAAAAAACGGAGATTATTATTATGGGTAAAGTTGTTGAAGATATTGGTGATAGTGTTGGCGGTTGGTTTGATGAAGGTGGTTATGCTGGAGTAATGACAAAAGCTGAAAAGCCTAAAGCTGCTCCTGCTGCTGCGCCTCCTGTGACTATGCAAGATGCAAATGTTGGTCAAGCTGCTAAAAATAAGAGTCGTCAATTAGCTGCTGCTTCTCGTTCTAAGTCTAAAATCATTGCTCAACCAGGATCGACTTTGGGCTACTAAGGAATAATTATGGAAAAAGATAAAGGTTTACGCAAGTACAAAGGCAGAGAGCTTTTAGCTATGCGAGGTCAATTAAAAGTAGACAATGACGTATTTATATCATTGCGTGAAACTTGTCGTTTCTTCTATTCCCCTGAAGATCACAATTCATATACTGGTGAATCTAATATTGCTGGTAAACAAAGTCCTCAGAATCCAACAGGCATTGAGGCTGCGCGAGATTTAACAGCCGGCCTTTTTTCTAATACCATTAATCTACAAGATGAGTTCTTTGGGTTTCGGGTAGCTGATAAGGATCTATCCGAGTCTAAAGTGAATGAAGATTGGTTTGCTAAATGCTCAGAGATTTCAATAAATAAACTGGCTGCAAGTAATTTTATCTTATCCACTATTGATACAATTCATGATTATGTTGTTGTCTGTACTGGTGTGCAATACTCTGAAATGACTGAAGATAAAGGTTTACGCTTTCAGAACTTCATGATTGATCTATGCAATATTGCTGAAGATAAAGATGGAAAAATTAATACTGTCTTTCGTGACTTTCAAATGACTGCTTGCCAAGCATACGAACTTTGGGGTGATGCGATACCTGAGGAAGTAATGAAGCAATATGATGATCCAAAGACTCGTTATGAAGTATCTAAATACATTCACTGCGTATTTCCCCGACTGGATTATAAAAAGCGGTATAAAAAGATCAAGGGTAAAGATGGTGCAGAAGATTACAGAATATCTGAGCTAGATAAGCCTGAAGAAATGAAATATGCCTCGTACTACATTTTAGAAAAAGATGGTACAATTGTTGAAGAAGGTGGTTATCGTCATTGTCCGTATGCAGTTCCTCGCTTTCAGATTAACTTAGATAATAATCCTTATGGTCGCGGTGTGGCATTTATGACAAAGGGTTTGATGGCTGCTTTGGATATACTTTCTGCCGATGTTTCTGATGGAATTGAATTAGGTGTTAATCCTCCGCTATTTCTATCTGGTACAATGAGCGATCAGAATAGCATTGATATTACACCAGGTGCAGTAAATTTCTGGAACCCTGCTCAGAACGATAAGCCTTTTATGTATCAGGCTGAAATAAATGTGCAGAATGCAGCAGCGTATATCGAGAAGCTTGAAGAACAAGTGCGCAATATGTTTTATGTGAATATCTTTCGTACTTTGGAAGATCACAAGAATATGACTGCGACTGAAGTTACTCAAAGGGTAGCTGAGAAGATTCAGATGATTTTACCTATCATTGCTCGTTTATATGATGAACTCTACTCTGTGACTCTTACACACGTATTTTATCTATTGCTTGATGCTGGTGCTTTTCCTGAAATGCCGGCTGAATTACGTCAGGCGTGGGATACTCAAGAGCTTCGGATTGATTTCACTACTCGTTTAGATATGAAACTTGATCAGCTCGAGATAGGCCAGCTACTTAAATCTATTGAGGAAATTGGTTTAGTGTCTGCTGTAGAGGCAGAATCTCCTTCTATTGCTGCGGTTTTACATACTGCCAAGGTAAAGAAAGAGATCTTGAGAATGAATCGCGTGAGTCCTGATTACATTAAGGATCAGAAAGAAACTCAGGCTTGGTATGATGAACAAGAGAAGATTGCTAATGAAGAACGTGAAATTGAGAAGCTTAAAGCATTGCCTATTGATAACCTTAATCTTCAAGATGCTAATGCCGAGAACTCAATGTTAAATCAAATGAGTAGTAATTTAACCAATACGCCAGCAATGGGATAAGCAGCAGAAACAGCAACTAAGAAAGCAGCAGCAATATGACAAAAGCAGAACTAGAGAAAGAAATTGATACTCTCAAAGTCAATTATGGATATTTGGAAATTGACCTAGATAATGCACAACAAACTATCGATGAAAAGAATTGCGCATTGCAAGTTCATAAAGACGAGATTGGAAACCTCAATGATACTATAAGAAGTGGCAAAGCAGCAAACCAAGCCTTGATTGAAGCTCGTAGTGGAGATAGGGAAATTGTCAGGGCGACTAATGAAAAGCTAACCAAGGCAAAAGCAACAATTGCAACAATGAATCGGTGCTTTGATGATCAATTTGCCGACATTGCTAAAACAAACAAGGTTAATGAAAAGCTTAAAGAAGCGATAGTGGCTTTAGCTCTTGCGGTGGACGCATGAGTTTAGATAAACGTGAAAAGCTACCAAACAAGCACAATAATACTGATCCTGATTATCTTCGTGTTCAACACAAAGCAATGCAAAAAACACTCAAAGAACAGGCATATCATAAGAATGTTGAAGATCGTGAAAAGAGTGATCAAGAAATTGTTTATGCATTCAAGCAGGTATTCAAGACTGAAGAAGGTAAAATTGTTCTGAAGCACTTGGAAGATTTATTTAGATTCAATAGGTCTTGTTTTGCCAGTACTCCAAGAGATACAGATTTTGCTCTCGGTAATCAAGCCGCAATAATTTATATTCATGAAAAAATAAACCAAGAACTGAAAGAAGAAACAAATGTCAGATGATTCAGCAGCAGCGCCAGCACCAGCGGCGGAACCACAAGCAGCAAGTGAGCCAACAAATATTCAGCCGGTATCAGGTGAAAGCCAAGATACTCAAGCATTGAGAGATATTGAGCCGAGTACTCCAGCAGCAGAGCCAACGGAACCTTCAAGCGGTTTACTTGGTACGACTCCTGAATTTGTTCCTGATGATGGCATGGCTTGGAAGCAATCACTTCCTGAAGGGTTTCGTGATGATCCAGCATTTGAACAGCATGGTTCAATGGAAGCATTTATGAAGTCTCACAATAACCTCAAGAGCATGATCGGTAAGAAAAACCTGATGATGCCTGATGAAACAAGTACTGCTGAAGAAAAGCTTGCTTGGAATCAACATGTTGGTGTGCCTGATTCTCCTGATCTGTATGAGTCTCCACAGATTATTAAAGATATGAATGCTGATGCGGTTCAAGCTTATTTCGGCGAAGGTGGTTTTGAATCTCTTTATCAGGGATTTCATGAAGCTGGCTTAAATCAGTCTCAGGTAAATGCTTTAATGCCAATGTTTGATAATGTCATTCAGGGGCAAGGTGATCGCTACGGCGCAAATCAACAGAATAAGATTGAAGAGCAACATAAAGCCACGACTAACGCTCTAAGAATTGAGTGGGCTGGTAACTTTGATGCTAATATGCATGAGATAAATCAGTTTCTTGAAAGACATCCTGAATGGAAAGAGACTATTGTAAAAAAGGGTTACACTAACGATCTTTCAACTATTAAGATGCTGCATGAAATGACAAGCGTTTATCGTGAATCGTCTGTTGCTGGTACTGTAAATCATACTCATACAACAGGTTTCAAAGAACAAGTAAATAATCTTGAGACTCGTTTGAATAATAAAGAAATATCCAAGACTGAATACAGGGAAGAACGAACTAAGCTGTATAAAGCAAACCGCAAGGCAATCGGCGGACCTCAATAACTTCTGTCCACAAGCAAACCTCTCAGTGTTATGAATTTCGCAACATTGAGGGGTTTTTTCTTGTCTATGTGGAATATGTGTGTATAATAAAAAAAGCGCCCTATATGGTGTAGGACGCTTAAAATGAAAAACAACAAAGGTACAGTACAATGAAAAATCTCAAATACTACCAAGCACTCTCCAAATTAATAAACTTCGTCGATGGAAAACCATACTGGAATTGCCCTCGTCCTAATACTACAATCAAAGAAGGTGATCTTGCAGGAACAGTTCATAAAGGCTATCGAAGGATAACTATTGGCATAAGTGGATCAAGGGTTAGGATTCTAGCACATAGACTTCACTGGTTTATGATTTATGGCGAACTTCCCCCTGAGTTGGATCACATAGACAGAGACAAGCAGAATAATCGAATAGAGAATCTTCGCAGTGTGACAAGGTCAGAGAACTGCTTCAATAAGGCTAAACGTGAAGGAATGACTTCAAAGTATAAAGGCGTTAGCTGGAAAAAGGCCAATAATAAATGGATAGCTCAAATAAAGATCAATCAAAAGGTTAAACACATTGGTTCATTCGATACTCAGGAAGAAGCTTATCAAGCACGACTTGAGGCTGAACGAAAATTATTAGCTTGAATTACTTGAAAAGTTATTTCTTGCAATACAATGTATAAGCAGGAACAAGCTCTACACGCAGCGCCTACCAACTAGCTGCCCCCTTTTTAAGATTAGGAATACGGCAAAATTATAAATCGTTTTGTTTAATACTAATTTTAAATTGGAGATATAGCCTCATGGCCTTAGACCAACATTGGAAAGATGAATACTCAGATTCTGTTACTTACTTAGCAGGACAACAGTTCAAAAATCGTTTAGGCGAAAGAGTTGAACACGAATCAGTTAAAGGTATTAATGCGTGGTTTGATGCGTATGAACCTCTTGACGAAGCTTCAGATGACCTAGTCACTGATGATAGTGGTAAATACCGTATGGAATATGAAGAAGCTGGTGCAACGACTTTCGCTGCATGGTATGATCTTCAAACTCCGCATACTCAAATTACTAAGACTCGTACTCAGTGTCCAAGTCGGATCATTGAAGCCGGTTATGTCTTCCGTAAGTTGGATGAAGTTGCAGAGAATTCTTCACCGCAATCTAAAGTTCTTCGCACAATCATGCGTCAAGTGGTTAAGAAAGAAGATGCCAATATTCTTAATGTCATTACTGCAAACACTGCGTTTCGTGGTCGTGACTTAGATTCTGGCGCAGCAGTTAATTTCCCGACTGCTCAAGTTCTTTCTATCACTGCCGGTATTTCAGCATTTGATAAAGATGTTGTTGCACAGGTTGCGCAGAAGTTTGAAGAGAACTTCTTGGATGGTGAGCGAGTATTCCAAGTAATTACGCCAGCAATGAAATCCAGCTTGATTATAAATAGTGGTGACACTATTCAGTCCAGTGACTTCATTGATCATGGCCATCACCACATGGAGAACTATACGCTTCCTGAAGTGTACAATGTTCACATGATTGTTCACCCACTAATGAGCGCATATTCTACTTCAATCCTTGGTTCTCATGCAGAAGGTATTTCTGTTGCGTTTACTATGGAATGGGGATATTGGAATAAAGCTGAAGCACTAACGACTCAGATCGATCAAGATCCTGGTCAGCGTTTCAGTTTCGTTCTATACATCTGTGAGTTCTGTAATGCAGTTCGCGTGGATGATAAACGTGTTGTGATCATTGGTTTCGGTGCTGTTACCTAAAAGATTACTATAGTATCAGAGGGCTGTTGCTGCTGCTGCTGTTTCAGCCCTCTATTTTTTAACTTTTACTTGAGGTGTTATTAATGAGTTCAGAATTATCGAGTTTAACAGATGTCGCTAATATGGCGCTGAGTCTTATCGGTGAAAAAACAATTAATAACATTAATACCAAAGATGATACAACTGCCGCGCTGATGAAGCGTTGGACTGAACGATGTATACGCGAAGTTCAGAATATGGTAAATTGGGACGAACTCTATACAGGTCCGGTTTTACTACAATTTAAGACTGATGAATATGCTGGCGTGTTTGGTCAGTATCAATATCTTCTTCCCCCTGACTATTTATATATTTTAGAATCTGCTACAATTCAAACCAATATTCGTACTGGTGTTGATCTTGACTGGAAAATGCAGGACAATTTCTTAATTGCTCGCTTTGAGGGCTTTCAGATGTTTTATCAGCGCATAGAACTATCGCCGGCTAAGTGGTCTGAGCAAATGACTCAATTAGTTATTATCTATCTAGCTTCTAAAGTGGCTTACAATGTTACAAATGATCGCGCTGTTGCTTCTGATATGAAAGCTGATTATCAAGTTATTCGTGCTGAAGTCACTGCCACAAGGCAAAACAGGGCTAGAAAGGTTCGCTTTCGTCCTCGCAATTTCTCAATGGCACGACAAAAGAACTCTGTTAATCCTCGTTCTAATTACTTTTTAAGATAAGGGGCTTACATGGCAGATAAAAATCCAGTCTTGGCAATGAATGGCGGAGAAGTCACTCCATTGCTTTGGGGTCGCTCTGATCAGAATAAATATCGTGCTTGGATGCGTCAACTAAATAATTTCGTAGTTGAACCTCAAGGAGCTATTAAACGTCGATTAGGATCCGTTATTCAATCAAGAATAGGTGATGTAGACAGTTTTGTTGATTCTATTATTCATCCATGGATTATCTCAAGGGCTGAGTTCTTTCAAATGATCTTTGTTAATAGCAATATAATCTTCTTCAATCCTCAAGGTGTTCAGGTCTTTACTTTAGCAATTCCCTATTCTGCTACTGACTTTGATCAACTATATTTTAGGCAGGTTTATGATACGATGTATGTTTGCCATCCTGATTATCCAGTACAGATAATTAAGAATACGTCTGAATTTGTTTGGACGATTGCGGCTGCTGAGATAAATGGCGGACCTTATGCAACTGCTAACGGTGATACTTCAAGCACTGTCTCGGTGGTTACTGGAATTGATCCTGCTGTTACAATTACTTCAACTGAAGATTTATTTACTTCTGATGATGTTGGGCGCAAGTTTCGTATTGCTCATGCAGGAAGTAATAGCGATAGTGACACATACACTTCAAGCGACACTTCAGATCCTTTGCCGGCTACTGGAACAAGTGTTACGCTTACAACTGGCAATACTTGGACAGGAACTATTAGCCTACAATTATCTATTGATGGCGGTACTTCTTGGCAAACTATCGGTTCAGTAACAAGTAAAAACAATTTGAATAATATTGTTGTTCGTGATGTGCCTGAGTATAATGCTTTGGTTCGTGTCGATTATGTTGATATTAGTGGAACTATTGATTGGACATTAGAAATTGATGGAATCATTTACAATAATTATATTATTACCGGCTATACGTCTGCAACTGAAGTATCTGCTGATTTAGATTCTGGATTCTTTGAAGCTGTTACCAATTCTTGGGAATGGGCTTTGGGTTCCTTCGGCACTCGTCCAGGTTATCCTACATGCTGTGAAATATTCGATGAACGTTTATTCTTCTCAGGCGTTGAGGCTTATCCTTCTGATGTTTATGTGAGTCAAACGCTTATTTGGGAAAACTTTCAAACTGGCTTTCTTGATACCAGTCCTTTTAGATTTACTCTGCTTGATGATGTTCGTAATCGTGCAAGATGGTTTGCAGTAGATCAGCAATTAATTATTGGTACTGATAATGCGCCTTTTACTATTGGTTCGCGTAATAGTGCAACAGGTATATCTATTGCTAATATTTTAGTTCAGAAGCAACAGCAAGTAGGTACTGATCCAGTCCAGCCAATTAGAGCAGATAATACTTCCTATTTTGTTGAATCAGGTGGAAAACGTATAAGAAGCTTAAATTTTGTGTTTGAAGATGATGGATACGCAAGTAAAGATATGACTATATTGGCACCTCACTTGATGAAAGATGCGAAGATTGTAAAGATTGCTTTTGTTCAAACCCCTGATAGGATTGTTTATGTTCTGCTTGATAGTGGTTTATTGCTTACTTTTACTACGGAACCGGATCAAAACGTCAACGCATGGTCAAAACACCCATTGGTTAAAAATACTCAGACTGAAGCTGGTAAGCCATGGGAGCAAGTTGAAATTGGTACTGTCATTGATATTGATTCTATTCTTACTACTGATGGTGATATTATTGGTATGATCGTAAAACGTCAAGATGGTATCTATTATGAGTCGACTGCACAAACAAATGAATGCATTGATGCTTTAACTGTATTTGATGGAATAACTGTAAATGATTGTTTAGCTTTACCAGGCAATGAAGATTTCACTTATTGGAATGCTTCTTTTAACGAGAAAACAATACCGTATTCAGGCTTAGGGTCATTCCTTCGTCTGGCTGCGCCTGTTGATAATCTGATTGTAAAGTATGATGGTGTTGAAATTGTCCTTGGTGATCCTCTCGGATTTGCGCAAGTAAGGGCAGGATTGCTATACTGGTTGCCTTTTGCACTCGATAACACACTAATAACGGTCTTTGATCTTACTGTGCCTGTGGTGGGCTTTTATACAGTAAATGCCGATGATTGCATGATTGTTAAAATAAATGCATTATCCCCAATACTTACAGTAGTGATTAATTCTAGTGGCGCTCCATTAACTCTTAATGATGAATACTTTGCCATGACCGGCGATTCCCAATATTTAATCATTGAACCAGGAACTACCGATTTAGATGATATTACTGTAGATGTAGAATTTAGCGGTGAGACTGAATTACTAAATGATGATGAAGATGAAATATTAAATGATGATGAAGATGAAATATTGGTTGATATTAGTTTACCTACTACTGCTTTACCGGTTGATCAATACTCTGTTTTCTTTCCTCGCCAAATGATCAGTACTTATACCGACAGTACAAATACGGCTTACTTTGGCTTAAAGATTTACTCTCTTGCTGAATTGGTTGATATGTACAATAGTCCTCAGATTGGCGGCGGTCAGGGTGGTAAACGTCGAGATAATGAATTTGATGTGTTTGTTGTTGATAGTGTGGCCTTTGAATTAACTGCTAATGCTCAGGAAGGTGATAAAACTCTTTGGCGTAATGGTAAATTTCTTAATCAAGAAGCTGTAACTGATCAGAAGATTCCCGAATATACAGGTAAGATTAAAGTAGAGACAGTTCAGGGGTATGCAGAAGAGGCAAATATAGGCATAAGATCCGACAGCCCATACTGCCTAACGGTGAGTCAAATCGGTGCAACTGGAGTCAAGACAGATTCAAGGTCTACGAATTGATATGATAAAATTGGTAAAAAATGATATATTCTCTATAATAAATGAGAGTAGTGAACGCGAGGTGATATAATCAGCTACATGACTTTAATGAAGATAGGCCAAGCAGGGTTTCAATTTTATGGTGGTATGAATCAAGCCAAACAAATTAAAATGAATGCTTCTGTTCAATCTCAGGATATTACTAATCGAATGGTTGCCATGCGTCAGGCTGGTGTAGCTAATGCAAAGCGCGAATCTCGTATTAATGATCAACGAATTGCACAGCTTGAATCAGGTTATAGCCGTTCAGGTGTTGAAATGTCTGGTGATATTGCTGCTTATATCTCTGAAGTTGCTGCTACTCAGGAAGCCAATGCTCAACAGCGTGGGCAAGATATGTTTTATCAATTGTCGGTTCAAGAAGTTCAACGCCAAAATATGCTTATTGCTGCTGAGTCTGCTGAAAAGGCTGCTAAACTTTCTGCTATCTCTGGCGGTATGTCTGGCGGAATGGATGCCTATGAAACTTATAGCGAGAATGCGAACTTTTGGGATAAGTACGGACCTGCCGCAAACTCTCAAAATAAAGATTATGCTGAAATGGCAAATGTAACAAGGGGGCTACTAGGTGGCTGATAAAGATTTAATTCGTGATCCAGTTCAAGCGCAGAATGCCAATAGTGGTATTAATGCCAATTTCAATTTAGACAATATGCAGAAGAGTCAACAGGCAATCGGTTCAATGCTTAATTCTGGTACTCGCGCTTTCGGTGTTCAAGAAAAGGCTGCTCGTCAAGCTGCTCAGGAACAAGCTACTGCTCAAATGGTTAAGTATACGGCGTTTCTGACTAAGTATGATAATGATTTCAAGGTAGCGATAAGTCAAACAAGTGACCCTGAAGAACTTAAACAAATGGCTGAAGAATGGGAAGCTGAAGCTCGCGACTGGATACCTAAAAATCTTAGCAGTAAAATAAGTCAAAATGCTGCAAATGAGAATCTTACTAAGAATAGTCCTGCACTGTTTCATAATGCTGCTAAAAACCGCATAGCGTACATAGAGAAGGTTGATAATATAACCAACTTGAATATGGGTATTGATTCGGTGATGTCTCAGGTTATGAAGGACGACAAGATAGCTAAAGAAGAAATGGGTGGCTATTTCGATCAGCTTTACAAAATGGGAGCTATTACCGAAGAGCAATCATATCAACAGCTTGAAATTAAAATGAAGCAGCGTCAGAGAGATAAGGCAGTATATGAAACTGCAATCTTCCAGACTTCAATAAATACGCTGAATGAGAATGCCAATAAGGATTATGCTGATTTGGCTATGACTGCCGGCCAGATTAAAGGCTCGGTAAGTGCTGCACAATTTAAGACTATTGAAGATACTTTTAACTATGATCAGGCTGAAGCAATTAAGATCTATAAAGAAAAGATTGTTGCTCTTGATCTTACTGTGCCTGAAGAACGTCAGATATTATCTAAGCTTGATGCAGATGCCGGCTCTCGTTCTCGCTATCTGAAGTCTGTAAAAAAGCAGGTAGATGATCAAATTGTCAAACAACAAAACTTTAATATTATGGTATTTCAGGAAAAAACTAATCCAAGTGTTCGGCAGTCATTGGATCAATTGCGTTCTGCTGGCTTACCTGACAATTATATTATGGCTTATCAAAAAGGCTGGAATACTAAAGAAGCTGCAAATACTGCAAAGTATGTAAGTGATTTCCACAAGAAGGTATCAGGCGAGATTGCAAAGAATAAGATAAATTCTGAAGCTTCTATAATGTATCGAGATATGGAAGATATGACCCCTTTTACTGATGAAAGAGAAGTTCAGACTCTAAGGTTAAAGATTGCTGAAATGGGTGATTCTACTATTGAAGCTCAATTGAATAAGCAGCTAAATTCTAAGACTGACAAGAAAATCTATAATGAACAGATTGATAGCTATATCTCAAAACGTTCAAAAGAAATCGGTGCTGCAATCGATGATGCAGATGTTCAAGTTCTTAAACCCAAGAAAGAGCAGAATCAATTCTTGCAATATGCTAGGTTTCGTTATCCTGGTGTCGGTTTGTTATTCTCGGATTATAAAGATATTACTGCCGGTCAACGTTGGACTGCACAACACAATATGGAAGAAGAAGCCAGAAGAATTAATAATACTCAAGGCTTTGAACCTGCCCAAAAGTTTATAAATGATTTCTTCGACAAGGTAAGCGACGATGACCTGAAGGTGAAAGCGATCACCTCTATGCTTGCTCCTGTTGCTCAGGGTGGATATATGGAATCTACTTTGCCACTTCTTGAGCCTACCGATAAGCTTGAATACATTAATAATGAACTATTTATTGTTAAAGCTCCAATGAAAGCCACTATTAAAGATGTTGAAAGCCTTGAAAGCAAAGGCAAGAGTGCGCAAGAAATAAAAGAATTGACAGGATTTGCGAAAGATCCTAAAACTGGTAAATGGCGACAGTATCAAGATACCGTTCCAGTATCAAGGGAAGTGCGCGACCAGTACGAAGCATTTAGAAAAGCTCAAAATAGCAAGGAATAAAAATGGCCGATCCAGTATCTCTCAAAGATTTCGCAACTACGATGGAGGAAAAAGGCTACAATATAAATATTCCAAAGCCTAAACTCAATCGTAAGAAACTTTATACCGATATAGTCTCAAGTACTCGGATGAACGAAAAGAACAATGAGCATTTAGCTACTGCCTTTTTAGCTGATAAGCTTGGTGTTGATCCTTTGAAGAACGACTATAAATCAATGTATAAAGCTTGGTTTGGCTTAAAGAACGAGGAAAGCGTACCTGATTCTTCTTCTATGATGCAGGGTATTCAGAACTTGATTAATCCCAAAAGAAGTGAAGCGGGAAAATCCTTCTTAGAAATGGTCAAGGATAAAGAAGCTGGTAAAGGTCGTCAGCCTCTTGAGCTTGAGGATACCACTTTATTGACTGCTAAGGAATTTCTTACTGGCGATATTGAAGATGCTGGTTATGTCGATCCTATGATGAAATCCTTCTCTGAAGCTCCTGATCTAATTATTGCGCATGGTCGAAGAACTTTATCAAAAGATATGCAGGACTTTCTATTTAAGAATATGCAGATGCAGGATGCGGATTATTTCAACTATGAAATCTTTGAGCAATTCCCTGAAGAAGAAAAGCATTATGCCTTTATGTATTTACAGGCTTTGAATCCTGCCCAAGATAAAACCTTTCTGAATGAAGTTGGTACTCGCTTAAAGCAATCAGGCTATGATATTGGTGAGGGCTTTGCTTCTACTGCTAGAATGTTTGCAGAGCAGGGTGATGGTTTACTGAATCCAAAGATGCTTTATTTACAGACTAAAGATATTAAAGACGAGAAAAAGCTTCGTACATTTATTAAGGATAAATTGTCTAAGGCTAATGTTCGTGGCGAAATTGCACCCTCTTTCTTTTATGCTGAAGGTCATTTTGCACAAGGTGGCAACGCTGAAGAACAAGCAGAAGTCGATACTGAGAAGATCATGAAAAACTATTCTCAATTGATGAAGGATGGCGAGCGAAGCATTGAACGCGAAAAAGCTATGAATAATTATCGTTCTTCTGTTCGTGAACACTTTACTAAAAAAGGTTTACCAAGAGAGATATTTATGAGTTCTGTAAGCATGAGTCTCGATCTTCTTGCGGCTATGACATTGGGAATCCCTACTGCTGGCGCTGGTGCTGCTGTTTATACTTATGGGCGTACTGCTGGACAAATGCGAGATACTTTAGTTCATGGTGGAATGGACCCTGAAGAAGCTTTTGTGGCAACTCAAATCGCTATGATTCCTTATATTGCTGCTGAGATTCAAGGGTTTAAGGCTCTGACTGATTTCGGTAAAAGTTTTATTAAGGGGTTTAAGCCTTTTTCTAAAGACTTGATTAAAACCTATGGGATTGAAGTAGGTGAGGAATTTGTTCAAACGACAATTGAAGCGACTGTTAAAATCTATGCTAAAGAATTTGCTGAAGCTAACGGTTTTGAATACTCAATGATTGAAGGTGAATTTATTGAATCTATGACTGAGGCAATAAAGGGTATGGCTTTCGTCTCTGCCTTGGGTTCAAGCACTAGATTAGGTCGCCACATGGCTAACCCTAATAAGATGAATGTTATCGAAGAAATGCAGCGCAAGGCCGATATGGTTCAAGAAGAACTTGATCAGGTCGATATGTCTAAAATGGATAATGCCTTGCTGAGTTTCAAAGAAAAGAAAATGTTACAATCTGTTGCCTTTGCGAATAGTGACGCTGAAATAAAAGAATTGCTAGATTTAGCTGATAGTGATATGACAGTCAAAGAAGTGAAAAACTTAGTCGAAGCACATCAAGATGTAAATCAAGATGTTGAAGATCAGGTAGTTGATAGCCGTAACCGTAAGAATATTGAGATACAAAAGCTTGATAGTTTGGCTGATCGTAAAGTTACTTCTGAAGTACTGAGAGAATCAATTGGCGAGTATGCAGACATTGAAGAAATAATGCCTGGAAGTTTCTCTATTAAAAGTAAAGTAGAAGCTGGCATTGAATACACTGTGAATATTGTACCTGATTCAGTCTTTGAAGCTGAATACGGAATGACAAAATTAGGTGTATCTGACTCAACAACTAAAACGATTACCTTGCCTGAGAGTGCAACAGATTTTAAGGTAGTTCATGAAAACTTTCACATGATGCGTGATTTAGGTGTTATAACCGACTCAGAGCTAAAACAGCTTGAGAAGGACGCAAGAGTGGTTGCTACCCCTGAATTCCTTGACAGTATAAAGGAATTGGACAAGGAAGGGCAAGCACAAGAGTTAGCTGCTAACCTTATTGAAGAAATTAAAAGAACTGGTGAAGTTCCTGAAGGATTAGATACCGTATGGCAAAAGATTAAGCGTTTTATTCGTGACATATCTTCTAAATTTAGTAAGATGGTTGAGAAATCTGGTGCTGCCATTGCTGAAGATGTTATAGCCGGTAAGCCTTTGGGTCGTGAAGCTGGACAAACTCAAGAAGGTGATCAGCGTTTTAGTACTGCGCCATCAGGGAAAGATGCCTATAAAGATCGAGAAGGTGATCAACAGGGCGAACCCATAACGCCACAAGAACATCTTGAAGGAGTAGAAGATGAATCAGGAACGCTATTTGAAGATGATATAGACGAGGATAAATTCGATAAAGCAAAATCAAGTATTAAGCCGTTGAGATTCTCGACTGCCAGCGATGTGCCATTCATAAAACGTTCGTCACTTAAAGGAAAAAAGAAGTTTATATATTTCAGTGATCGCACCAAGGTTGGCGTTTATCCTGGCCTTGATCCCAAATCGGGAATTAGTATCGATCTTCAAGGTGGTGTGAGCTATCCGTATATGGATGAACATAAAGGTGCTGAAGCTGGTTGGGCTTTCACTGACGAAAATATGTTCCGCCGTTTTCAGAATCGTGTAAACTCAACAGATGGTGTTGGTGTTATTGCTTTGTATTCTAAAGAGAACCTTCGCGCCAATCCTACTTTCGCCAATGTTTATTTTCGTGAAGTTGAGTGGGCTATTAAATCAAAAAAAGTAAGCAAGGAAGATTTCTTAAAAGTTTCAAATGATCTTCGTGAAGCAACTGTAAATTCAAAGAAATTTAAGCCTAAGTCAGAATGGGCTGCATTGTTTCTTGAGGAATGGACTTCAGTTAAGCAAATGGAAGAAGCACTTCAGGAATCTACTTTTGAAGTTCGCGGTGGTATGTTCTTTGGTTATAGTGCAGGTAAAAAAGGAGCCAACAAAGGCTCTAAGATTGGTTCTGATGTAAACGTTGCCAATGGTTTTCCAAACATCTCTGACATGGTCGACTTGTTTGCAGATCCTCAATTTGAAGGAATGGACAATGGGACTTTAGTTGGTGCAGTACAATTTGAAAAAGGACAAGAGTTCCACAGCGATGCCAAAGACATTGGAGCGTCACCGCATTTTAGTTATCCAGTTGTCATCAAAGGTAAAGGATTAGGAGTATTTGAAGATCCTATAAAATTGACCGAAGTATTAAAAGTGCCTGAAGGTAAATCTGAGAGGAATGTTGAACGGTCTGCCGAAGTGCGCATGGCGGATATTCGTTTTAGTGAGGATCAGCAAACCAACAAAGAGCGTTTACAGGTTATCAGTATAGCTAAGAAGATTATCAAGGGTGAGACAATCCCTAAAATGATCAATCAAGATATTATTGATAAAGCTCAGGTCGTTGCTTCTGTTGCTCGTACACAAATTAGCGATTTTCAAAGTGACCCAATTATTAATCAACAAGTTCGCAGAGCAGAAATAGATAAGTATTATGCTGGTGTTGTCGAGAATATTTATCAGACTGCATTCGGTGAAGGTCAAGCAATAGCCAAGGCTGAAGAGAAAATAAAGCAGCGTATAAAAACTGATGATAAAGTACGTCAGAAGCGTGAACCTGCTCTTGAGGATATAAACGAACTGGCTGATGATGCGCTTGAGATTCTATCGGTAAAGAGTGCTGAAGCTGCTGAGTTCATGCAAGCAGTAGAAAGTAAAGTTAAAGCACAAGTTAAGGCTAAGATTGCTGCCTCTCCTGAAAGTAAAGAGCTTGGCGAGATTCAAGAACAGTATGACAATGATCTACAAGATTATGAAATACGTTCTGAGATTAGAGAAAATTTAATCGATGTTGTTAAAAATGAGGGTGGTTTACTACTTGATGAAGATTTAGCTGAAGCTCTCAAGCAAACAGGTAAGTTAAAAGGTTGGGCAAGAATTAATCTTATTCAAGAAGGTTCTGGCCGTTCTTGGGATCAAATGATTGATGCATTGAATGAGGCTGGTATTACTGCCAAGGGTGATATTGTTGGGCAATATGATTTAGTTAATTATCTTGATGATAACTTGCAGGCCATTAAAAAGCCTACAAAGCCAGTTCTTACGGCTACTCAAAAAGAAATTAAAGCTGAGTACGATCTACTTTATCAGGGTGCTTTGAAGAATACTCTATCGGCCATAGCTAAAAAAATATTAACTCAGGTCGCTGAAGGTAAAAAGACTCAGCTTTTACCGGCAGGAAATAGGAAAAACCAGCTTAAAAATAGATTGTCTAAATATAATGCAGATGCAAAAACTATTTCAGCAGTAAGAAAAGATGGGCTAGAACTTATCAAAGATATTGCCATTGCAAGAGTTAAGAAAACAGCAGGCGAGATTCGTAAAGAGATCAATGAAGTCTTAGACCCATACACTAAGCCGCTAAAGCTTCGTGAAGAACAGGCTAAAGCTAAAACTGCTAAGATGCTTCATAAGAATCTGAAGTGGGGAATTACTAATGTGCTTGGTAAGTCAGAGGCTAAAGTAAATGAGATCCAGCAACGACTTCATGAAAAACTTAATCCTGCTACCGTAATTGACAGTGATAAATCAGTAGAAGAATTTCACAGAAACGAAGCACGTTTAAGCGTATTTAGTCTTTTGCATCCTTTGCGCAATAAAAATCTTACTCCTGTACAGCTTGAAGAAATAAAGAAAAACATTGAAGCCTACATTGAAAAGGGTTCTGCTGCTGTCATTGAAAGCAATCTAAAGCATTTGGCCGCTGTTAAGGCTGACATTGCATTACTTTCCCCTTCTTTGGCTGAACGTGCTAAACTGCGTGATGTTCCTGATGATGAACCTACCCCAATGAAAACTAAAATGCAGACTCCAGCTATATTGATTGAAGATACATTTAAGCTTGGTTTGGATGCAAAGGGTTTATCTAGGCTTCGCAAGATTCTCAATGATGGAAATCGTGGATTATACAAGCATATAATCATGCGTGAAGAAATAGTGGAAAAATTCTCACAAGCAGCAGAAAAGATTTTAGGAAAAGATCATATTGATGCAGCTAAGAAGAAAGTTCCAGGTACAGAACAATGGTCTGAGATTGGTAAGGTCTTAACTGTTGGCGAAACAATGCATAAATATTCTGACATTAGGCAAGAGCATGGACAAAACTTAGGGGCGTATCAAAACAAAAGCGGCGATTCCCTTAATCCTCACTTTCAAAAGCTTGCTGAAGATATGGCTAAGATCGAAGAGTTGCTTGGTCCTGAAGTTGTCAAGTTCATGAATCGTACTAGTGAAATCCTTGATGAATCATTTAATCAGGTCAACGACAAGCATGAAGAAATATTTGGTCATCGTATGATCAGAAATGAAGAGTTTTATTTTCCTATGGTTCAGATTGGTGATGCTGTTGGTTTTGAGAAGAATTTCAATGCAGTAAATTTTTATCAGTCTTTTGCTCATAGTCGGGTAATGCATGGCAAGAAATCCAAAGATATAGATTACTTTGCCCACTTTATAGAGCATGTTTCTGATGTGGCTAAATTTGTCCACATGACTGATCCAGCAATCTATAATCGTGATTTACTATTAAGTCGTGAATTATTGATGGGTGTTCGTGAAGCATTTGGTGATAAGTATCAGAAGGATTTCATCAAGGGCGTAACTGATATGAGTATCAATAAGGCGATCACTAAGGATAAAGATAATCCTATGGTTGATAAGTTTCGTAGTTATTCATCAATTACTTTATTGTGGGGAAATGTATTCTCTGGTACTCGTCAGCTTATGGGTATGCCAGGCGTTGCTTTGCAGTTAGATAATGATGTACTTCTTGAAATGGCTCAATTTGCTCCTGACTTGCTCGATTCTAATTCTGAAGTTCGTGAGTTTTTCAGAACTATTATGAAAGATCCTTGGATGCAGGGAAGAATGCGCAGGGGTTTTAGTGAAGAAATGATTAATGCTATCAATGTAAAAGGTCCCAAGGCTTGGCGTAATTTAATCCAGCGTGGTATGCTTGTTCCAGGTTTCGGGGATATTCTTGCCAACTCAATGAATGGCGCATTGCTCTATGCAGTAATTAAGAAATCAGGGAAGTATGATGGATTTTCTAAGACTGAGCAGCATGAACGGATCATGGCTGATATTATGATTACAGTTGAAGCAACTCAGCAAGCCAGTATGGTTGCGACAATGCCTCAATATTTGCGTAGTGGTGGTTCAGGAACTAAAGCCTTACTACAATTTGCATCCAATCCATTACTTCAAGCTAGTTACTATGCTCAATCCTATAGAGATATTCAGTATCTATTAAAGCGTGATGGTTATAAATTTAGTGCAGCCAATCCGCTGACCTATGGCGAATTAATGAAGGGGCTTTCAAATAATGAACAGGCTCGCAAGATATTTATCAAGACTTTAGTTCTTCAGCATGGAGTGATTCCGATTACTCAAGGGCTGGTTTCTTTGGCTTATGCCTACTTTTCAAAGGGTGAGCTTGAAGAAGAGGATTTATGGGAAGTTGTCATTATGATGGCTTCGGGTCCTATCTCAGGGGTGTTCATGGTTAATTCAGTAGCAAGAGAAATAAGCAATAAGGTTCGGGGCAAGCATTGGAGTGGTGGGAATATCCCATTATTCAAGGGTGCAACTGATGCCGGTATTGGTTATGAGATAATGCGTGAGCTTTGGGATGGCGATATTGAAGGTGCTCTTGGTGATGTTGATAGGCTTGGTAAACAGTTGGCTCCACCATACAAACAGATTCGTCGGGCAGTTGATAATAGGAAATAAAAAAAGCTCAATCGGTTGGGGAATCATCCCAAGGCCATCCAAAAGAGCTTTGATAGAAGGGTATCGATAAATAAAACGTATGTCTATAACAGATTATTTCAAGGTCTATGCTTTTTTGCTAATTACTTGCAATAGTAATATTCGTAAACTATTATTACTTATCGATATAGCAGCAGCAGCCTTTCACTTAACAATAAAAAAAGGTTTTTGTCATGACTGTAGCTGCTGAATCATATGAACCAGTAATTGTACAAAGCTCCGCAACGAGCGTGATTATACCTATTCCTTGGGAATACGGCGCAGTAAAAAGTAGCCTCTTTATTAATCAACAAGATTTAGTCTCTGGCGCTAATCAAAACACTAATCAAGGTGGTTTTATCTTTGCTATTAATGAAGATGGAACTGAAGTCACTGTTGAACAATACTTTGCTTTTGTGGGTAATAGTACTGAATACACAGTTTCCAGGCAAATACCTGTAAGTCAAGATTACGACATAATCGAGAATGAAGCTTTAGATTCTGCTGCTCTTGAACAGCAATTAGATGATCAAGTACGAATGATTCAGGATATATCAGAATCCTTTTTACTAAATGCAATTACTTCAGTAAATCCTTTTACAATTACCGATAGTATCAATAGAGCTGGTTTCTTTCTGGCCTTTGATTCAAATGGTGATCCAACTTATGTACTTTCTCAATCTGCTGATGCTGCTGAAGCATGGGCTATAACTCCTGAAGATGTGCCGGTTCCTGTAATCTATGGCGGTGATGGTGTTACAACTTTCTCGGCACTTCATTGGGCTGCTAAGTCTGAAACTTTTGCTGCTGCTGTACCTCAAGCCAATTATACGGCTGTGATTGCTCCTGCTGTAGGGAATGATACTACTGAAGGTTATGCTGTTGGTTCTCGTTGGGTCGATACTGTAACTGATCAATCTTATGTCGCTTTAGATGTTTCTACCGGTGCGGCAGTTTGGAAAAGAACAGATAATTTACAAGGCAATTTTGCTGCTACTGTTGCGCCTGATGCTGATGATGATGCTGATGAAGGTTATGAAGTCGGTTCTATTTGGATTGATGTCACTTTGAACCGTTCTTATATCTGTGTCGATTCAACCAATACGGCGGCAATCTGGATACTGCTAAATTCATTGCTTAATAACTATGCTGCAACTGTTGCCCCTGCGGTAACTGATGACAGTGCTTCGGGTTATGCGGTTGGTTCACAGTGGGTTGATGTAACTGCTGATAATGTTTATGCATGTGTGGATTCTTCTGTAGGTGCTGCGGTATGGATTAAAACCAATGCAACAGCCTTAAATGATTATATATTAATGGAGAATCAACAATCTTCTGGTGTTGGTGGTGGAACTGCAACTAGTGGAAGTTGGTTTGCTATTACGCTAAATACTGAAGTTTATGATGATGGAAATCATTGTGTATTAGCCTCGGACAAATTCACTTTGCAGGATGGTGATTACAGACTTGAAGCGAGAGCAACTATTTACAATGTGGGTTTTGCTCAAACAAAGCTTGTTCGTGATCCTGATGGAAGTCCTTCAGATGTAAAGCTTGGAAGTTCTTGCCATGCGCCTGATCAGACTGGGGTTGATGTCTCACCAAGTACTTTTTTAGATGCTGAATTTACTGTAAGTGGTGGCAGTGAAGAGTTTGAAGTTCAAATGCGAGTTGATACGACTCAAGCTTCTAATGGTCAAGGAATTGGCTCTAGTTTTGGTACTGAAGTTTATCATCAAGTAAAATTATGGAAGGTCAACTAATGGCTAAAAAATATGTAAGAATGATAGGCGATAGAGTTCTTGAAGTCTATGAATCAAAGAACTTAGAAGAATTTAAGCGCATGATTAAGCGTAAATATCACTCTGCTTATAATGAATACTTTACTGAATACGCAGGAAATAAGAAAGTAAATGCCGGTGACCAGTTAAAGGGTGATCGCTTTATTGCTTTTGTTGAGCCTCCTGATCGTAAGGTTAAGAATATAGCTCGTGGAAAAATAGTTAAACTTCGTGGGGAAGCAATAGATTTACTGATTGCCAATAGTGAAGATCCTGAAGTTGCTGCAATATCGGCATTAATAGAAATTGAAAAGGGAAAAATCTAATGGCTCTTACTCCAGGTGCAGACAATGTAAATTTTGATGGTGATCATGCGGTTGATGTTTTGGTGACTCCTATTCTGAGTTCCTTGACTTTATTAACGACAGGGGTTCACCGGCGTATAAATGTTGATCCTAGTTCTGCTGAAGTGAATATTGCCCTTCCTGATCGTGCTTCTAATTTAGGCGTAAGCTATTATATTCGTCATAATGAATCTACTGCTAATGATGTGAATGTTGTTCCTGCTGGCTCTGATGAAATTAATGGAAGTACTGCAACTGTTAATCTTCCTGAAATTGGTGATTGGATTGAAATTACTGCTGGTGCTGATGACTGGATTATATTGAGTGAGCGCAGAACTATTTCACCTATTGTAGAAATCTTTACTAAAACCGATTTGCCTGATCCTGTAGCTGGTGTGATTATTTTAGATGCTACTAAGATCTATTTCATAAATCAGATTATATCGCTTGGTACTGATCGGATTAATCTTAATGGTGCTTTCTTGCGTGGTGTAAGTCCTAGTAAAAGCGGATTTATTTATACTGGTACAGGCGCATTGCTTACTTGTACAAATTTAAGTGTAAGTATTGAGAATATATTGCTACAGGCTGTTAATGGTACGTTGTTTGATTGTTCTGATGATGGAACTCATGCATTTTCATTGAATGTAGTTGCCAGTTCGACTTGCGATAAGGTTGGTTTAGTAGATAATTATAGGTTTTTCATTGCTATTCGTAGTCAATTTTCTAATGCAACTACTTCGGGTTTTGTTTTTACTGGTACTGCTCAGATTATAGCTTTCAGAAATTCTTTAATAGAAAACAATGCAGGTATATTCTTAGACTTTAGCGGTATGACTGCCGTAGAAGTAGTGAATCTATCCTTTGTTGATTGTGATATTCCTGCTGGTGGTACTGCTGTAAAAAATGTCGCTGGCTCAACTAATGTCACTGAGATCTTCCGAATGGAGAACTGTGATTTTAGGGGTCTTGGGACTTATGTCGATACGTTTAATCGTTGTGATCCGACAGTTGTTTTCCAGCATAATTTTGGTAATGGTGGAACTGAAGATAGTGCTGCAAAAGGTACTTCTTATATTGCCGATGGTGATGATGCTTTGACGGCTATTTCAGATTTAACTTCTGAAGTATTAATTGCTGGTACTTATACTTTAAGCGGTGATGAATGTAAAATGGATGATAGTTCTGGATTGCTTACGCATACCGGTGACGATACCATGACATTTAATATTGGCTATAAAATGCTATTGGAACCTGCCAGCGGTAATAATCGTGAATACTGGACATACTTGCGGAAGAATGGTACTGAATTAATTCTTGCTAGTCGTGATTCAGTTACTTGCTCTGCTGCTACTCCTAACAAAGCTGTTGGGATTGGTGAGGTTCGCATGGTTCAGGGTGATTATGTTGAACTGATCATAATTGCAAAATCTAATATTGTCGATGTAACCGCAACAGCTTTAACATTACTTTTATCAACTTAACAAAAGGAATAAAACAAAATGAGTTTAATTAATCCATTAGATCAACCAGGTGCAGAAGAACTGCGTAATCCTGCCGGTGAAGGTGTAACTGATTATTTTGCTGCTGATGGCAATGGTCGTGAGTGGACATATAACGGAAGTAAAGGACGTATTCAATCTAGAGGTGGCTTTGGTGGTGGTACTTTAACACTTGAGACTTCACAAGATGGTGGAACGACTTGGGTAGAAGATGCAACATTTAGTCAAACTGCTGCCGGTGTAGAAAATATTAATTCTGATGTACCTCGCGGTAGTAAATGGCGCTTTGTTTTAGCTGGTGCGACTACTCCGACTTTGAGTATCTTTGTTCTGCAAGGAAAAGGATTTTAGTAAATGAGTGCAACTAGCGGCAGTTCAGTAATTAGCAATGGTGGCGGTGGTGGTGGTGTAGACTATTCCACTACTGAGCAAGATACAGGGCTAAAATCTGTAGGTGAAAAAACGATTTACCAAAAAAGCGTTGCCTTTGGATTGCTTCCTGAGACTGGTAATAAGGTTGAGGCTCATGGCGTAACTGGTATTGATTTAGAAAGCATTGTGTTTTTACCTGCGGCTGCTTATTCAAGCGGCGTTGAGGCTTTAATGCTACCTTATGCCGATGCTTCTGGTAATGTCGTAACAATGAGATGTAATGCTACGAATATTTTAGTTGATACTAATGCCACTTTCACAGGATACGGAACCGATTATTTTACAATCCAATACACAAAGAGTTAATTAAATGAGTGTAATTTCTAGCAATCAATCAGTGCAATCAGGTAATAGTTCTGCTATCAGTGCTAACAGATCTGTAATTGCTGGCGGTGGAACTCCTCCCCCTTTTGTATATCCTTCTCGAATAGCCAATTATCTTTTTGATGGTGATGTGGTAAATACATTAGGCGCAGACGCGACAAACGTAGGCGGGACTTTTCCTACTGATACTACTCGCGGTGTTTGTTGGGATGGTGATGGTGCTATGGATGTTATCAATGATGTAGTACACAATGGCGGCGGAACTTATTACAGTGCTACTATCTGGTGGAAAAAGAACGATACTACTGAAGAGATAATATTTGGTAACTCTGGTTCTGATGATATTTTCCCCACCAACACAACCACTATGAGAATTAATTTCCGTACAGGTGGTAATGATATGGCTGATTTCGCAATCCCCACATACTCGACTGGCGCGTGGAATATGACAGGGGTGTCCTTAGAACAAGTTGGCGCTGTAGTACATGCGCAGCTTTTCCATAATGGCGTCGAGAGTACAACTGGCACAGTAATAACTACTACTACAACTATTTCTTCTTATACTAAAATAGGAGACATAGGCGGGTTTAGTGGTTTGAATTGGAATGGACGTTTTGGCATTTGCAATATAGGAAGCACTCTTTGGACTCCCGCCGATCATGCAGCTATCTACAATAATGAGTTTATATCATAATGATTAAATTAATGCCAATTCTAATATTGCTTTGCTGCTCTTGTGCTTATCGCGCTCCTGCTTGGCATGGTACAATGCGAGATATTGGCCGTAAGCCTTATGTGCCTGTAGAAAATGACTGCTTAGATAAAGCTCAGGATTTTCAAGAGAAACACGATGGCTATATACTGCATGTAACTCAGCAATTTACAGAAGTGACTCATGCCTTGAATCATATTGATGGTTGGGTTATTGATTGCACTCGCGGCAGGTATTATAAGATTTGGGATACTGTTGAAGAAACAGTGCATCTTTATTATGGTGGTCGGATCATAAACTATAATTACATTGAAAGAATACGATGAATAAATATTTTGCAGTATTAATAATTTTATGTTTTTGTTTTCCAGGTTGTATAAAGGGACCGCGTCTGAATATACCAACAGATACGGATACAATTGGTAATGGCAAGATAATAAATGCCGTAAAAGGCAAATTAAAGGATGGTAAGAGCGATAAGCACGAAAAGGGAGCAACTACTGGTCAATCATGGTGGTTCTTCATTCTTGGTGGTGTTCTGATCATTTTAGGGGTTGTAGCCATTGCATGTAAAGATATGATGGTTGCTGGTGCTTGTGTTGGTGGTGCGTTTGTGATGGTTGCTATGCCTAGTTTTATAGAAGCGATACATGCTGCGCTATTGGGATTCGTTTGGTTTTTTTATGGAGCATTGATTTTAGGGTTTGCCTGTCTAGTGTTTTTAGCAGTGTTCAAAGTCTATCATTATGTCCCTAAGAAAAAAGAGAAAGAAATCTTGAATGCTAACGCTGGAAACAAGGAAGTTGATACAGATGATAGTGGTAAAACCTAAAAGCCAGAAAGTGAGGGACTAGATGGCGAATTTAAGCGAAAGAGTAGATGCTTTGGAAAAGTTAACTAATGAAACTGAAGATCGTGTGATAGTTCTTGAAACTAATCAAGTTCAGGATAGCGGCCGATTAAGACGAATAGAGGGCGGTGTTTGGTTTGTTGTTGGTTCCGTACTCGTTGCCTTGCTCGGCGCTGTGATAACCTTACTTGCTAGATAAGGTTGAACATTCCTGCTGTCCATAGTCCAAGGGTTCCGACGACGAAAAATATTTCTAATACTGTGAATATAATAGAGATCATAATAACTTACCTTTTGTTTTGTTGTTGTTAAAAGAAAGGCCACTAATTGAGGTTAGTGGCCTTTTTCACTAAGGAGGCTTCTGGCTGATCGGCTTATCGGGGGAGGCGTATAAGCTGCTCAACTACCTGAATATTATTCCTTAAAATTATAATACAAGTCTATTTAGATAATAATCTTCACAAATCTTCACAAATCTTCACATTAGCACTTGCATAAGGTTAAACAGGGGCTATTTTTAAGTATTGAGAGTTTTTTAACAACAACAAACTGAGAGAATATTATGAGTTTAACTAATATGAAATGTAAAGAATTAATGGTTCGGATAAGTGCTGTTAATATTTACAAAGTGTGGCTTTCCGAATTTTGTGATGATGAATCTACGGAAGTGCTTGATGAAACAAGGCGCATTCATCTTTTAGCTGTGAGAAACGATATTGATTTCACTGATGTACTAATGGAAGTGAAACGCTTAAAGGGGGATTACTAAAATGCCTAGTCCACAAGAAATAGCTAAAGAGCTTGTATATCCCTCTGATTTAATGCTGGATCTCGATGATCTACCTGAATTTGCCATGTATGATTTTACTGCTCATAATGATCGTGAGAAGGTTTATGCTGAATATGCTATTTGGTGTAGTCGTCAGGGCCTTGATCTGTGTGAGCCGCAGCAATTGCGTAAAGAGCACTTTGGTAAGGGATCAGTCCTTAATTTTCAGTGTCTTGATTGTGACCAGCTAGAAATAGTTGAGCATTTTATACAAAAACTTGATCAATTGGAAGGTGCTTAATATGCCGATAGAAGATTTTAGCGAATATATTCACGCTGTTTATGATGGCGTTTGTCCTCACTGTTCTAAAGAGTGGGATGAAGTTGATCACGTAGATTGTGGTGAAATTGAAAAAGCTATAAACGAGGAAGAGGCGTATTAATTAAAAAGCCGGTTCCTGAGAGAGAACCGGCTGAGTGGGAAGGTAGAATCTTGTAACAACAAAATCAATGTAAAGGAAAAATATTAAGATGCAAGAAAAAAAGCAAATTTGGATAGCTTTAGGCGCTCATGAAAGAATCTGTGAGTACTGCAAGCGTAATGATACCAAAAAGCAAGCGATCAGCAGTAAAGCTATTCTATTGGGTATGAGAGAACTCGAACGACAAGAAGCAGCATTAAAGGAAGGTAACAAGTAATGAGTGTGATGAATGTAGAAAAAATAAAGATGCTTCAAGTAATTGATAGCAAGGTAGTTGAATACTCTGCTCTTAAAAAAGAGTTCAATTCGGTTTACCTGGATGAAGAATATCAAGACTTACTCAAGAAACTGGCTGAACGTCAACTAGTTATTGATGAAAAATTGGCTCCTATTGAAAATGAAATGGAAATGATTAGCAATGATTTAAGACAATTAGTTTTAGATCTTGGCGAAGGGTTTGATCATTTGTCTATGGATATCAAATACAAGAAAGCTTATAAACGCGAAACTTGGAATACTGAGAAGCTCAAAGAGTACTTCTATGACCTTCAACCCACAGCAATGGGACTAAGAACAGTTAAGGAGTTCCCTGCTACTGTAAAAATCGTGCATAGAAGCGTAGAGGTGCTTTAATGAGCTATAAGAAATGGCTAGAAATAAAGGCTGAGACATTTAGCGGTCAGAATGAGTGCGAGGATGCAGCGACAGAGATTATTGCAGAACTTGATAAGAAGCTGAAAGCAATGGGCAATTTAGCAGGTGAACTTTGCACAACGCTGGTCAATATGGGCGAGACTGATTACGGCTGTGATAAGTGCGATCAGATTGATAGAATACTTAAAGATTAGTTAGCCATTGGAGGCTTTAGCAGTACTGGAGGGTACTGCTATTTTAATTTACCCAACAAACAAAACAAATAAGGAAAATAATATGCCAAAAATCGGAATTAATATTAGTATCGATGTTACAAAAATTGACAAGGCCAGATTATACAAAGGCGAAAAAGGAACTTACTTGAATCTTACTACTTTCATTGATACCACAGAGGCGAATCAATACGGCGATCATGGTTTCATTAGTCAGGCAGTAAGCAAAGAAGAACGAGAAGCAGGTAAGAAGGGCGAGATACTAGGAAACTGCAAGGTATTCTATAATCAGCCTCGTACTGCTGATAGTAACGATAGTCATGGACAAGCAACGCCAACTACCCGAATGGACCCGAATGTCCAAGATGTTGATCCGATAGACGATCTGCCTTTTTGATATTGATTTGTAATTCACTTTACTTAGTGTAAGGTGAGAACAGTGATGGCTCACTAGCGTAAGAAACTAGGACAGCCTTAATCCGAGTTGGGTTGCCATTTACTGTTTTTTCTAGATTCGGAAAAACTGACTTGGAGATGCCCACATGAACGAACCCCCCGAATTACTTTACTGCGATACCTGTTTGTCTATACTCAAGCCTGAAGAATATAGGGTTTGCGATGGATGCAGGAACCAAGAATACATTTCAGCCAATAACTCGCATATCATTTGGTGCTACATTTTCTTATCAGAAGATCCTACAATGTGCCAAGAAGATCAAGATATGGTAACTACTGAGATTGATAAGTGCCAGGCGTTTATAGCCAGTCTGGAGGCATCTTAATGTCTTATAAGCTTACAGCAGAAGCATTAAGCATAAAAACAGGCTCACCAATGACAAAGCTTGTTTTACTTGCTCTTTGTGATTACGCAAACGATAAGAACGAATGTTGGCCATCACAAATGGGAATTGCTCTTAAATGCGAAATGTCAGAACGTACAGTAATAAGACATATTGAGTCATTAATTGCAAAAGACATCCTAAAAAAGAAAAAGAGTGTAGGATCTCGCAATAAATACAAAATTAGCCTCTCACAAGGACAGAGAGTCAGTAGTGACAGAGAGTCAGTACTGACAGAGTGTCGTACTGACAGAGAGTCATGTAGTAGTGACAGAGTGTCACCTCAGAGTACTGACAGAGTGTCACCTAAACCTATAAGTATAGAACCTACCATTAACCAAGTCCAAGAAAATTGGCTTAAAAGCGCCAATAGTGTGTATTTGGATTTTTGTAAGAATTATTACCAGATGTTAAGTGACAATAAAAAGATAACTAAATCGGTGAACTGGAAAACTAAGGCATGGTATGACTCTTGTAGATTGTTAGTCGAAAAGGATGAAATTAAAATCGATGAACTTTACTCAATGCTAAAATTCCTTGATGATAATCTCTTAGAAAAATATTGTCCACAAGTTTGGTCAATGAGTGCCTTTAGAGACAAGTGGATAAAACTAAGTGACTTCAAAGCAAGACAAACAAGCAACAATCAACAGCAAGGAACTCCAAGCAATGACTTCTTCCCAAACCCAATATAATCCTGAAGCACAAGTTGTTTACTCTCTATTCACTTGGCATGTATGCAGAGAAGAAATACTTGCACAGATCACAGTAGAAGATTTTACTGACAATTACGGATCACTATTCAATGACTTAAAAAAAGCAATTGAAGAAAATATGATTGATGATAATGCTTTCAAGAAAAGTTTCCTGATGAATAACGGTTTTCTATTCTCAAACATATCGGGGAATAACTGGCGACAAGCAATCAAAGACTTAATTACTTTATCAATCAGAAGAAGATTGAAGATTAAGATAATGACTCTGGACCACATGATTGATGATCAGAATATATCAATCAATGACCTGAACGAGACTTTAGCTCAATCGATAGACATTGCAGCAGACTCAAGATTCTGTGAAACCAAGATCAGGACCATGAAAGATTTTATTGGTGCAGGGATGGATAAGTTCATGCAGATTAGAAACAAAGAACAAGTCTTTAACCCTTGGGGAATAGATATACTTGATGAAATTGCACCGATGATTGGCGGAGATTTGAATATAATCGCTGCTCGGCCAGGTGTAGGCAAAACAATCTTAGCTCATAATTGCATAATTGGTGCTCAGAAGAAGGTCAATACTGCTTACTGGTGTGCTGAAATGTCTGATTGGATGATCTCTTGGCGTTGTTTGTCTACTCTCTCCGGTGTTGCATTAAAGAAACTTCAGAGCCAAAATCTCACTCATGGCGAAATGGCCGATATGCAAAAAGGTGTTAAAGATTTGGCAGATATGAAAGAAACGCTGTTTATGTCTACTGGTGAAAATCGTAAGGGTGATACTGTTGAAGATATTTGTCGCTGGATTAAACGATTAGTTATTCAGAAAAATGTGAAAGTAGTTTTTATTGATTACTTGCAGAGAATCAAGCCAACTTACCCAAAAACCTCAAGACGTGATCAAGTTCATCACATGGCTTTGACGTTAAAACAGTGTGCGATCGACAATGATATATCAATTGTTGCATTGGCTCAATTGAACAGAGAGGCCGCAAGTGAACGTCCAGCGACTCATCACCTAGCCGAGTGCTCTACTATTGAACAGGAGGCATCTATAATCGTTTTAGCGGATAGAATAGATCCTGATCAAGACGCGAGAAAGAAGAATTACATGGCTAGACGCGATGGAACCGAAGAATATGAGACTTTAACCACTAAAGATTTACAGGGAAAATTAATAGTTAATCTTACGAAAAACAGGAACAATCCAAAAGGCTTGACGTATCTTGATATTGAAATGTCAACTTTGACTATTCAGGGTAGAGCAAAGTTTTTTAATGGCAGGTATTCAAATATGCAGCAGGAGAAAGCAATATGAACGATTTTAGATTACAAAGCCATGAACTAGATATTGACTGGACTGCTAAAATAAAAGAATGCCATGATTTAATCGATACTGTCTTGGATAAGTATAAATGTTCTTCAGTAATTGGCATGTTCTCAGGTGGTCATGATTCATTAACTGCCTGTCACGTTGCCAGCCTTCATCCTAAATTTACCGCAATGGCTCACATGAATACAGGAATAGGCGTAAGACAAACAAGAGAATTTGTATACGAAACCTGTAATAAACATAACTGGAAACTATACGAAAAGAAAGCAGCAGAGAATACCAAAGCAGATGGAACCCCTGACCCGATGATCTATAAAGATATTGTGATTAAGCATGGCTTTCCTGGTCCTGGTCAACATTTCATGATGTTTTCTAAACTTAAAGATAGACCACTTAGAATGCTGATCCGAGAACTAAAGACTAAGCACTTAGATAAAATTATGCTTATCTCCGGTGTTCGTTCTGATGAATCAGTTCGCCGTATGGGTAATGTAGAATTGGTTTTTCAGGAAGGTGCTAGAATTTGGACAAGCATAATTCACAATTGGACCGCTAAAGAATGCCAAGAGTATATCCGCATTAATGATCTTAAAAGAAATCCTGTCGTTGATAAGCTTTGTAAATCTGGTGAATGCCTATGCGGTGCTTATGCTGCACCTGGAGAAATGATAGAGCTAGAAGAGGCTTACCCTGAAGCAGCAGCAGAAATAAGAGAACTTGAAGTGTTGGTTAAAGCAGCAGGACATAAAAGGGACTGGAACGAAATGCCCAAGAAGAAATCCAAGGGTAAAGGCGGCATGATGTGTACCAATTGCCAATTAGAATTTGAATTTATGGATAACGAAACAACAACGAAAGAAGGTAAGTAATATGAGAGAATTAACATTAGCAGAAGAATTAAAATGCCCATTTGATCCAAGAAAAGTATCTTTTCGGGTAGGTGCAACAAATAAAGATAAGACTAAAGGTATTGCCTTAGCCTATATCGATGCTCGCGATGTAATGAAGCGATTAGATGATGTCGTAGGTGTTGAGAACTGGCAATGTAATTACAGCCATGCCGACAATATAGCTATTTGCAACTTAGGTATATTCATGAATGATCAGTGGATCTGGAAAGCAAACGGCGCTGGAGATACCCAAGTAGAAGCAGAAAAGGGTAAAATATCTGATGCCTTTAAGCGTGCTGCTGTATTGTGGGGAATTGGTAGATACCTTTATTCATTGCCTAATGATTGGGTTGGTTTAGTTCCTGCCGGTAGATCGTTTAAGCTTGCTTCTAAGCCTAAATTACCTGCTTGGGCTACTCCTGAAGGTTACATTGCTGCAATTACTAAAGAGGTGAAAGCATGAATTTATCTACTGTCGATAAAGTAAAGCTTATCAAGGTGATTGATGCCACAAGCCAGCTTACAAGGGATGAAAAGCACAGATTCACCCAAGAGATTAAACAATTAGGAAGGAAGGTAAAAGCATGAAAAAGGAATTAAGCATTGCAGAAGAAGCGTTTTTATACCATGATAGGAAATGGCCTAAGCATTTTACTGGTGGTGTAATGTTATTCAAGGGATTCAAAATAAGCCAGTATGACTTTGAGAAATACGGAAAGGTGAAAGCATGAGAAATTATTCAAGGAATCGCAAGGACCTCAATCACCAGGAGATCATTAACGGCTTCAAGACTCTTGGTTTTTCTGTCTTGGATATATCTAATCTTCCCAATTGCGCGGATTTAGTAGTAACAAAGCAGGGAATTACTGTAATATGCGAGGTGAAAGATGGTTCTCAAGTACCTTCTAAACGTAAATTAACCACAGGAGAACGTAAATTTGCTGAAATGTGGGTTATTCAAGGGCATTGGATGCTTATTGAAAACTTAATAGATGTAGAATACCTCAACCAACAGATAATAAATCAGCCGAAAGTGACAATATGAGCAAGGGCGATAAAGATACACGCTCGCCTGACTGGAAGAAGCGCAGGGATAACCACGATAAAATTGATTGGAAGAAGAAAAAGAAGGTGAAAAAATGAGCGACAAATTAAAGCCATGCCCTGCATGCGGCAGTAAGGTAACAGTAGAGTATGTAACAGGAACGTGCATGTATGCTACTTGTTGTGAGGATACCCATTGCTTGTATTATATAGAATGTGGAGTTGAAAGTGCAACTATTGAATGGTGGAACAGGCAACCACGCATTGCCGAGCTAGAGCAGCAGCTAGAGGAAATGACTGCATTAGTTACTGTTTGTCATGGTCGTATGGAACTGCAATGTGATATAAGATATACTGACGGTTTAAGAAAAGAGATACTGAAGGTGAAAAAATGAAAGTAACAGAAATATTAAGCGGTGGGCAGATATGGTCGTCTGTTGAGTATAGCAATGCTAAACTATCTGAAACACTATTTGTAAAGCTGGAAGCATGTACAGAGCTAGCGAAGCAGCTAGAGGAAACTGAAATAGCATTTAAGCAAATGGGCAGAACTAACAAACAGACAGCCACAAGATGCATAGAATTAGCCAAGCAATTAAGAGAAGCACAAGAAGAGATAGAAGCCTTAAAAGCTAATAATTCTTGAATTAACCGATTCTTTATATAATATTACAAACCAACCAGCAGCAGAAAGATACAAAATGGCACGTAAAGTAAACAAAGATGGCCTAACTGACAAAGAATATACTTTTGTCATGGAATACCTCAAGGATAATAACGGCGCTCGTGCTGCAAGGGCTTGCGGTTACGTACCTAACAACCCACAAAACTCAAGACAAGCTGCTCAAGAGATCCTTACAAAGCCATACGTCAAAAAGTTTATTGCTCAACATAAAGCCGATTTAGCTGAAAAAGTCGCTATAGATGAAAACGATATTTTACGACTATGTAAAGAAATTATGCAAGCTAAACCTTCTGACTATTATGATAAAGATTTACTGGATATTGCAATTGATGAAGATTCACCAAACCAACGAGCTATTCAATCTCTCACAGTATGTACCAAGTTGGATAAAGAAGGTAATATTGACTTTAGAACTGAGAAGATAACCTTACGTGATCCACTGAAAGCCGCTGAACGTGTTGCTAAACTATTGGGATTAGATGAACAGGGTGATGATATGAAAGATCGTGAGATTACTGTGAATATTAACTATACTGGAAATGATAATGAAGGTAAGTGATAAGGCAAAAGCTAAGGAATATGCTGATATGCTACTTGGTGCTAAGTCTGAGATAAGGCGGAAGAAACAAGATAAAAGGGAAAAGTCCACCGCCGTCCAAGGTAACAGCAACTATTCAGGAATACAATCATGAGTCTATCGATTTTAGCTGATCAGGCACAAATAATAGTTTTAGGACTTGAATCAAGGTTAATGCAAGATGAATATATTTACTTTGATTTTAAGAAGATAAACAAGCGTGTAAAGCGTGCTGTAATTAAAGCTTTTCTTACGCCATTGTATGAGATTCACCAAGAAGAAGGATATAAAAAGGGTGATCACGTACGATTTAGCAAAGTTAAGGAGACACCAGAGGCCATCTTTCGCCGGCAACGTGCAGAACATATCAAGGAAGTCGATAAAAAGTATCGGATCAGGGAAGAAGAACGAGAAGCCAGAGACAAAGAGAAATATTTTAGTTTAACTTAATCATAAAATAAGGAATGATAATGCCCAAAGAAAAGAAGATGACCAAAGCAGCTAAAGCATTTGCTAAAGGTGAGTTCGGTGCGCCTGAAGATACGACACCAAGACCAAAGAAGAAGATCAATAAACAAGTGGTTGTAAAGCTTCCTACTGCTCAAGAGCGTTTAGAAGAGAAGAATGATCGTTCTATTGCCACTCAGTTGAAACGTGCAGCAGCTAAAGGTAAGAAGAATCCACCGAAGAAGGTTGAGCCTCGTTTCCCAAACAATACAGCCACTAAAGGAGCCTTGAAGTTGGCAGTAGAAAACGGCATTGATATTAAAGAGCTTGATGGCGGTATTGACAATCGCGTTGGTATAGGTGAAGTTAAGGCTGCAATTAAAGCCATTTCGGGCGAGTAAAACGGTAAATTCAAAGTGGCTATTCCTGAGCCTAATTACAGGTTTAGCCCTTAAACGAGTAACTAAAAAGGTTAGATTATGAGCAGCAAGCAGCAGAGAACAGTAAAGAACGTACAGACTGAAGATCAACGTGTTGAAAGACAGTTGAAACGTACTGGCATGGGTGAAGATATGAGTCATCGCCCAACAGATGACAAAGTTCCGTATAGTCGTAAATTTAATCACCATCCTGATATGCTTCCAGGTCGGGGCAATCCATTCAAACCAAAACAGCCTACATTCGGTGAGCTAAAGCGTGATATTAAGAAGCGTCAAGAAGCTGAAGCAGCCGGTGAGGTTGTTGAACTTCCTGCGGCATGGGGTAATGCTAATCCAACTCGGGCGGATTACTTAAAGTTCTTGGTTGAATCAGATCAGTATTCGGTAGTTGCTCATGATGGTTGGGAAATATTTCATCCTCAATACGATAAGCCTGATGAAAAGCCTAAAGATGATGACGTTGAAGATGTTGTTGAGTACGAGCAAGAAGAATCTGCGCCTGATATTGCTGATGATGAAGTTGTCATGAAGAAATCGGACCTTGCCGCTATAATGGCTCGCATGGATAAACTTGAGGGTAAAGCTACTGAAGATGTTATTGATGAAATGTTGGTAGAGCATTTGCCTAATGGTTCAACTATCACAATGGGTTCTTCTGATGGTAAACTTCAAGGTGAAAGCCATGATGTTATTTACATGAATGAAGTAAATGAGATTCCACCTGAAGCACTGAAGCAGTTTGATACCAATGAGGTAGAAGTGCCAAAGGGATTATGCTCTAATTATGTTGTTCGCATGATTCGTGAAGGTGCTATTGCTCTGGATGAAGTTCACCACTTAGCTCAGACTCACGATAACCGGACAGTAAATAAAGAAATGGTAGACAAGTTTCTGGGGGATTGCGACTAATGGCAGATAAAGAGCTTTCTAAAGATAAACTAACCAATCACTATAGAGCTATCACATTGACAGCCAATGAGAAGAAAGAACTAAAGAACGATTCATTTTTCCAAACTTTAGCCAAGAGTCTTGTTCCTTTAACTTATGATCAAATCATTACGCTTCGTTATAATGAAGATGATACTATTGTCTCAATGCCTATGGAAACATTTAATGATATACTTAATCGATTGAAAGAAGCTGAATCCAATGAAAAAGAAATCTAAAGGCAAGCTGATCACCAATGACAATATTATCGATACTGGTAAAGTAGAGCATTATACTCCTGAAGAAGCTAAAGCAGCTAAGAAACTTAGAGTTGCGCAAGATCTTCACAAGGAAATGACCGAAGAAGAACAAATTGCTATTGAAGAAGCTCGTGAAAGATATGGCAAGCTTGAAGAACAAATGATACCCTTTGCAGATAAGATCAATGCTGAACAAGATGAAATGATTCAGCGGGCAATGTATTCAATTATTGGTGATCGTTTAGATATTGGCAAGAATGCAATCTCTAAGATCTTCGAGTGGGTGACAGTTCACAAGCATCCAAGAACAGGCATTATTGATGTGACTAAGAATTATAAAGTAATGGTCTTTCATGGTGATTCTAATTATGAAGTATTTCGCGGTAAGTGTTCTGCTTGTAAGGTGACTATGACTCTGGCTGAATTTGGTGCTCATGAAAGTACGCATGTAAAAGAGTCTAAGTATTTGATTGATGAACAGGCTAAAGCTCGCACTGAACCGAAGATGTTAATTTGGTGGCGTTATGAAGCTCCGTTAGTTATCCATAAAAAGGATAGTGATAAAATAATTTCTGTGAAGAACAATTGGGAATTGCTATTTAATCCTGAAGAACACATTTACCCAATGAAGGAAGGTGGCGAATAATGAGTAATTATAGCATAAAAGGCCATGTTGATGAACTTGAGAAAGAGCGTGGTAAGCTTCAAGAAGCGGTTAGGCTCAATCTGGAAACAATTGAGATTCTTAACGAGGAACTTAAAGGAACCTGTTCAATAAAAGTGTATGATATGCTCAAAGAAGATAACAAAGAATTGCGTGAGGCCAATGAAGAACATATAAACTTACTTCATGCTGCTGAGATTCAATTAAAAGATTCAAAGAGTATGTATGAGGATTATCGGGCTAGAACTAGAGAGTTAAGTAAAATAGACCAATCAACAGGCAATACTCTCTGGCCGTTGCATGGTGCAGACCTTAACGCTTTATCTTGGTGCTTGTTCTTCTCGGTTGTGATTATCTGTGGAACTGTCTATCAAATAGTTCTGTTGGTGATATGAAAACCCTGAGAGCAATTATTGCATACGTCTTGTTCTTAGCTCTTTGCCTCTACATTGGAAGCAAGAGCATAGATCACGTATTTGAGCAGCAGAGACTAAACAGCCTAGCAGCGCAAGGAAGATAATGGAAGTAAATCTTGATGTCACAATTACGTACAATTATTTAGCTGAGAACTTTGATAAGTACGGAATATTTATCTTTGAGGGTTCAACTAGATCAGGCAAGACAATAGCAATTATTCAGTACATGATTAATTATGCTATTCATCATCCCAATACTTATATTCGTTGTTGTCGATTCAATGAAGCGGATCATACCAATTCAACTATCCTCGATATGGATTTCTGCTTAGGTCCAGCAATGTTCAATCTCTCAAGTGATGATAATTATTATGTCAAGAAAACAGTCAAGCCTAAAGAATACACGTTCTTCAATGGTTCCAAGATAGTCTTTTCAGCAACTAATGACATTGGGAAACTGCATGGAATGGCTCAAGATATACTCTGGCTGAATGAAGTGATGCATATTCCTTATACTGCCTACAAGCAATTAACTCGCCGTACTAAAAAGAAGATCATCATGGATTTCAATCCTTCCTACAACAGGCATTGGGTATTTGAGAAGATCATGAAAAAGGGTGATTACGGTTATCAGCATACGACTTACAAAGACAATCGGTTTTTAACTGAATTGCAGATTAAAGAGATCGAAGATACAAACCCTGATATTCCTGCTAATGTGATGGCTGGTACTGCTGACGCTTACGAATGGGCTGTTTATGGTCTTGGTCAGCGTGGTAATGTTAAAGGCGCAATCTTCAAACTATGGGACACTACAGACTTCTGGCCTGAGCATCCTCAATCTTGTATGCGTTGGGGATTTGGTTTAGACTTTGGGTTTAGTGTTGATCCGACTGCATTGGTTGAGTGCTGTATTCACAATAGGGGTTTATACCTGC